AATACTTCTTTCATTGATCTACTAAGATGTTTCATTTCTGTAATAGCTTTATCACTTGAATATTTAATATCCCTAGAAGCAAAATGATAAGCAAGATTATTCATTCCTATTCCTATTGCTCTGTAGTTCCTGTTAAACATTTCACCATCTTTGACTGGGTAATATTGCCAATCTATCAGATTATCAGAAGCCCTAAGTAGGTTATAAGCTGATTTAGCTTGTTCTTCTATTGACATTGTAGCCCATTTGGCAACATTGATACTAGATAGATTACACAAGGCCAGTAGACCTGCTGTAAAGCGTGTATTAGTTTCATATGACTGATTGGTTAGATCAAGTGTTAACGTGTCTTCTAGATGCTCTGAAGCTACTGTAGGAAGGTGTATTTCTTGACACAAGTTAGATTGTGTAATCTTTTGTTTGAATGGTGACTGTTCATTCGAGTTTTCATCAAAGTAAATATATAGATTACCAGTTTCTGCACGTATCTTTGCTATTACATAGCCAAGGTCTGCTGCAGTTATAACATGCTCTGCTAACCCTGCTTGCTCTAAGCGCTCATACTCTTTATCAAATTCTTCCCCATATGTACCTAGTAGGTTTTTAGCGACCTTAGGGTCAAATAAAGAAATATCTTTACCGGTTTCTAGTCTGCGTAAGAATATACGATTTAATTTAATTGAATATTGAAGTTTACGAGCTCTTTTAGATTCATTACCACCTTCGTCTTTAAGTTCTAAGAGTTCTAAAACATCTGCATGCCACCAAGGGAATGTTACTACACAAGCCCCCGGTCTAGCTCCTAATTGATTAAATAACGTTATAGCTCCCTCAATATGTTGTATTGTAGGAGTAGGTCCTGAAGATTTCCCTCCAATACCAATAGCTGAACTACGCATACGTAAGTGGCTTACATCTACTGCATTACCACCACCATGACGACTATATTGGCCTATATCTCCGACTACTTTGTTAATACTTTCAGAATTATCTGCCATTTGATGTAAACAACATGAAGCCATTTGCGCATCTTTTGTAAGACTATTTAACCATTTAGGGGTAGCTTCTGTGTAAACAAATGTGGATAAGTCATTATAACGTTGTATAATTAAATCTACTCTTTCATTAGGATCCTCATACAAAAACCCCTGAATTGCTAATCGCATAAATCCGTGTTGTAGTAATTCTACAGGCCTATTTGATATTTTCATGCTATATTTATCAAAAAATAGATTAAGACCAAGGTAAGTAGAATTTAAATCCCGTTCAGGTTTAATAGCATTACCTAAGCGTTCTAGTTCATTTTCACTAAGTATAGATGTAATGTCTATGATTTTATTATTATCAATAAGATTATTTATAACATCTAAATAGTTAGGATACTGAGCACGGCGCATACCATAAAGATCTTTATACATTTTTTGTAAGTAGAGACGTTTAGCAACATCATCATATTGTGGCGTGATTTGAGAAGTTAAATTTGATACAGTATCAATTACTTCATCAACTAACACTGATATAGGCATTCTATCATATATTTTAAGAGTCAATGCTTCCATTATGGAGTCTGCAAGGGTAGAATTATCCTTACAGGCCCATAATAGTACATTATATAGTTTCATATAGTCATATGGCACTGTTTCACCATTACGTTTAATAATTTGGTGCATTTTATTATCAACTAATTCTACCATTGCTCCTCCTAGTTTACGTTAGCAGCTAATGCTGAGACGTAGTTAATTAAGGCATCAAGTAAATCAATTCCTGATTCACCATTTAGGGTCATAATAATTAGGAGGGGGATACCTCCTATTAACCTAGCACCTCCATTAGATATGGAAGGACTATAACCTGTAACAGTAGCCATTATGCTTTATCGGCAGCTACAAGGGCTGCTCTAGTTGGTGTAACTAGTTTTTTAATTTCCCCTAAAGTTTTACGGATACGTGCACTTTCCGCTTTAGTTTGTTTTGTTTCATATGCTTCAATTTGAGTAATTGCAGTTACTAATTGATCTTTGATTTGTGTTAATTCGTTCATTTAAATCCTTTTATATAAAATGATTAAAAGACCGTATCTAGATAGTATATTACTTTCTAGTAGAGGGCCAGTGTTTAACTGTGTATAAGGCTATTTACCATGATGTACACAGAGTTTGGGGGTCCCCAATTGTAGTTTTACATCTTCAAGCAGATGGTACCCATTTGATTGACGCATTACGACACTCGTCTATACCTTTTTTGTTGCTACGCTAGATGTTGGTATAACACCCTTTGTCCACTTGGTACTATTAGCCCGCCCCACTAGACTAATATTTTGATACAGGGCTGACACAGCTTTTATAGACTTCAGTGGCTTGGTCTTTATATTAATAGCCTTTAATACTATCGAAATAGTAATCTTTAATAATCTGTATAATAGCCTTTTGGGCTTTTTTAAGTTCAATTCCTGAAGATATAATGGTGGGTTGTTCTTCTTTAGCAATATCTTGCATCATCCATTTAATAACTTCCCCTACATGTTTAGTTTCAGTTGCATTAGTTTCAGTAATGGCTTGATTTAAACGCCATTCAGGTGTGACAAGATTAGCTAATTTGTCTATAGCTATAAGTTGTTCATCTGTTAAAGGTACTTTAGGAGTTTTAGGCACTTTAGGCCTACCTCCATGTTTGTCACCCTTAGTTTTAAGACGCAGTAATGTGTCATTCACAAAACAAGTTAGATAAACACCTTCTCCTACATTATCAGGTTTATTGAAATATTCTGCAATAGGTGAATGCTCTTCTACTTGTAGAGCTAAATCTTTTAAAGCTATCTCACATTCTTTAGGATAATTAAGGTTCAATACAATGCTGTAAGTGCCAAAAGAGCTCATTAGGTATATTGACTTATCTTTGGGTATAATAAGGCCGTGAGTACTTTTATATTGAGTCTCATCGGTATCGTTGTTAATAACTCTAAAGTAATCAAATATATAAGCGCCTTTATCAGTGCCTGAACAAGCTGCATTTCCTCGTTGGATATTTCCACCAGCCCATTCGCAATCTATAACTATTGTATTATCAGTAGTATTAACTTTGTATGTGTTCGCAAGCTGCTTAAATAAATCTAACCAAATTTCCTTAGTAGACTCTACAAATTGAGCCATTCCATTTTGATCGCCTAATAATGTACGTACTTGTGTTCTACCTTGTACCCATATTTCATTTTGAGAATAACAAACGGCCATATTTTCACCATGCAACTTCTCTGAACCTGTAAAGGTTAGAGTGGGCATGTCTGGCTTATAGGATTGTAATAATTCCTTTTGCTCTTCTGTCGGAGGTTCACCAAGATCTGGGTTATAATTAGCATATGCTAATCTACCTTTATTATCAGTACGTGATAAAATAGTTTTATAAAAGTTACCCCAATTAGGGGTATCTGGGAATTTTAAGTGACGTCTTACTGACATAATATAACCTTATTTAGCTCCAGGAAATCCTGATTTTTTGGGTGTTGGAAATCCTCCAGTTGCTGGTTTAGTTACTGGAGTTTCTGCACCACCTTGTTGTGCTTTCTTCCAAGCTGCTACTGCTTCTTCAGTTACCCCATCTTCGTATTTAATTTCAGATGCTACTGCTTCGTCTTTACTTAAACGCTCTCCGATAGTAGTATGTTTACCTTGACGCTCTGCTAATGCTTCAGCTCCAGATGCTCCATCAGTTCTGTAGAATCTACGTACTGATACATCCTCTTGAATTTTACCTTTATACATACGATACCCAATTTGGATCCATGCTTTAACTGTTACATCATTTAATTCTGGTATACATGAAAGTTCTTTTGAACCTTTTTTAAATTTAACAGTTGTTGGTTCAGGGTCAGATAATTCTTCTTCTCCTAAAACAGATGCCAATCCCTCTAGAATTTTAAATCCAAACGTAGGTTGTCCTTGAATACCAATAAGATTATTACCGTACGAGATTATTTTATCAAAAAAATAATTAGCTTGTACTGCCCCATTTTGTGTTGTTGCAATTTCACAATGCTTTAATGTTAAGTCGTAGATACCACTTTTTGTAATGTACCCACTACCACCTTCTTGTTCTACTGAGTCCTCTTTTACAATTAAAAATGCCATTTAATTTCCTTTTATTTTAGTTATTATTTTATTATAATTTGAAATCTGCTGCTTCTATATTTGCCGCAGTTAATTTGCCTATATGCTCATTAATGTCATAGTTATCCGCATCAACTTGCTCTTCGATATCTTCTAAAGTTGTCCTACTTGGAAATTTCATAGATTTTTGATGGATGATAAATTTATTATTTTTCTTTTCTACAAAAATACTATTATTTACAACACTGATCCAACTGCCAGATTTACCAAATTGCCCAGTGGCAGGTATAATGTGACGAGCAGTATCAGCATCCCAAATAGTATGAGCAACAATAACAACGTTAACACCATTAGCCAGTAGTACATCTTCTACGTAAGCGTTAAAATTAAGTGTATCTTTATTGTTATTAGAATGTACTGTAAAGCCTTTAAATTGATTTTCATTATAATGTTGTATAGCTGTATACAGTTGAGTTACTGTATCAAATACAATTGTAGCTGGTAATTTACCAAATCGTTCTTGATAAACTCCTAATTTTTCATTAATAGTATCTATAAAGTTATCCATACCTGTATAATCTGTTATATTAATATGAGGTACTGAAAAATTATATTCTTTACGATCTATATTTACTATAAGTGCGTCTTTTATTTTTGAAGTTAGGGTACTTTTACCACAATTTTCAAATCCTGTTACTAGTAATTTTACTGCGATGATTTATCCTTTAAATATTTTTCGTCTGGAAATGTATTACTCTTTTCCATGTTTTCAGTTGCAGTTAATATCTGCAAATTCGATAAGCAATGGAATCTATATATCATATTTAAAAATATATAATTTGTATGCTTTATTACTTTAGCAGTCTTATATTAAAGCCACTTTTATATTTAATGAGTTTATCGACTTCTTAGGTCGTTACCTAGACTTCTCATCTAAATAATCTAATATCTTATTAGTATATTCTTGTATTGTACGCTCGTCAGTACCTGACTTACGTAATCGTGTAAGTTCTGCTAAAAGTTTATCGGCTATTTTATATAGTTCTGACATTACTTTATCCTCTATAATTAATTTGGTAGATCTTCAGTCTTTAATCTGTAATCACATGCAAGTAGGTATCTACATGATGGAAATTGATACCATGCTTGTACTGATTCTGCTATAAGGTTTAATATTCCCTCTATAAATTTATACGCTTGATCATCAAAGGGCTTCTTAAAGTTAAATGTTCTTGCAGGGAGAGTTTTAGTAGGCCTAACCACAAAACATAATTCTACTTCTGTTATGTTTACACCCATTTTTCTTAACAAGTATGCGTAAGTATAAATCTGTAATGTGTATGGGTAGCTCATTGATGATGGTTTAGTTGACGTTGTTTTAAAATCCCGTACTGTTAATACTCCGACATTCGTTCCATTTAATGCATCTTCCCAAGTATCTATGGGAGCTGAAGATGTAATAGCATCAATTGACCCTGAAGGAAATATCCCAGGCAATAGCTCATGATAAACAAAGGGCTCTGTAATAAGAGTATTAGTTTCTAGCACATACTCTTTAACAAGTAATTCTCCCATAGATTTCCATAGTGTATTAATTGTAGATATATCGTATTTATCTGTATCTAGTTTACTTATATAATTATTAACTGCTAAATGTAGTTTAGCTGAATCATATGATTCTCCGACAGTTTTACAGTTAGCTACCACTTCGGCCACATGGTGAATAATAGTACCAAGTTCTGATGAGGTAGAACCATCAAATTTTACATCTTCTCCCAGCAAATTTTCTCCATACCAAGCACGCTTGTCTGAAAAGAATTTCCCCATTCCTGACGGAGATATCCTAAAAGCTCCTTCAGGCAATACTTTACTGCCATCATTATATTCACCTACTTCGTAATTTACTTTATCTGTCATTGTTTAGTCCTTTAATATATTGTTTGGCATCATTAAGACCTTTACACTTATTTAGTATATGGTCTTTTACTGCTTCTTCAGCTGTCTTTTCCTCATCTCTAAAAGATGTATTAAGAGTTTTCATTACACTACTAAATAAAGGATTTTTAGAATATTTAATAGCAAAGTCTTTTCTAACTTCGTTAAAGTCTTGGAAATACTTTCTACGCAATTCTTTGAATTCTGCTACTAAGTGGTTAAAATGTGCTTCTATAGTATGTGCCAATAATATAAGTTGGTCTTTTTTATTTCCTGGCACTAATGTTGATATAACATCATCAATATTACCATCTAGTATTGTCTGTACTAATAAATTTTCCCTAAAAGCATCTGGACCTATTAATCCGTGTAACTGTAAATACTTATCAGTTTTAATCTTGGCCATTTGTCCATCATCAAAAGTAACTACCCAACCTTCTATATTGTCCTGAGAAGTTGTTTTTTCTTTTAATAGATGGTCAAGATCTTTAGTTTCAAGAGATAATGTGGCTGTGTATGGTATTTGGAATCCATCTGCTATAAAGTCCGGAGTTGGTTCATACATTCCATCCCTATTACGTATGTGTAACAAAACTAATTTAGTTTCTTGATACTCTACTACTATTTGATTATCAGGTCCAACAAGTTCAAATATAGGTGTTAGTTTATTATTTAAGCATGTAGTAACAAATTTACGTATTTTGTAATCATTCATAAATATTTCTTGTGCCATTTTAGCTTGAGGGGATATAAATGACATCTTAGATTTAGCACGTATATTTCCGTTAGCAAATCTGACAAATGAGATGACAGAGCCCCATCTTCTTTATTTTGAATACGTTCATTACTATAACCAATAGTAAGAATTGCTTCAACACGAGCTTGGCCTGTTGCTCCAAATAATTCATCGATACCTTCTTGATCAAAACCGCCAACCCAACATGTACCTAAATCAAGAGCATGAGCTGCTAAAGAAATATTTTGTATAGCGGCTGCAGCGTTTTGTCTAGCAAATGCATCACCAATATTTCCATACCATTCTTTTTGTTTTTCTGGTTGAGAACATAC